CTGCCCTCGAGCATAGAGTTATACTCGGATTTCAATCCTAAGCCAAACCCACCTACCTCAACTGGTAGGTGGATGGCACAATACGCACGTGGGTGCACCGCCTTCCTAGGCAATAGTGGACCCATGCGTTCAATAAAAAGATTCCTAATGGAAATCTTTTTATCTAATGTGTAGAATCGGTCATCTTTCGGTAACCATTCTAGACATCCTCCAAGTTGTGTCGATTTACCAATCGCCACGTTCTTGTTATCCTTTTTGATAAGAGTCGATTGACCCCTCTCAATTAGGCGTACCTTCACGGAATCAACGATTGTTGAAAGACTATAGTCTTCGTGAAAGGGTTTTCTATACCTAAGATTTGTAAGATTTATTAATCTTTCGGTATATTTAACACATATCTTGGAATAACCATGTTGTCCCGGAGATATGTGGGAGCCTGCAGCTAGGTGGACATCAGTCACCAGCTGTAGGTAAGCGGAAGGACCCATTGCTAAATGGTCGTCCCCTCCGATATGACAGTACCTCCAGGCCCGATAGGGCGCTGGTTCGTCTGTATAGAGCAATCTTGGAGAAGCAGACAGATAGTCTGTGTATTCTAAGAATGCTAGTTCCTCAACCGCTAGGTTGAGTAATGTTAATGATGGTTTAGCTATCGCTTCACCCATCATTATTCCTACTTTCGTTAACACACTAGTGTCATCCGGAAATAGGACTAGTCTAGGACCTATTAGTCCTAGAACTAAGTCAACATATTCGGTCCTGAGCGATAGCCCATAACCGTCTATGAAAGCGTGGAGCATCACTTTTGTGACCTCCCACTGTTGTGCATTTGTAGCGTCCTTTAGGTCACTACTTAACACATTTCTGGTCTTATCGAGACTAATGTCTTCGACTTTGACCATTCCCTTCACAGCTTCCCAAGCTTGATCCTGTCGGTGAAAGCTTGAGAAAACTGAGGGGTGATACTTCATTGCGTCCACGAGTACGTGTGCCAATGGAGCTTGTAAAACATTCAGCCAATAGTCTGAAAGTGTTACAAAGCGAGCTTTGTTACCCATCTCTGGGACAACTTCTGCTCGTAATACGGGTGTGGGGGACATCTCCTTCCACGCCACGTACATAAGTTGCTTTCCAAGAGCTGAATCCAGCCCTTGGAAGCGACCTTCCTGTCCCTTGGGAAAACCCTCGGTAATAGGATCGAAGAGGTTTGCACCTAGCGGTACACTATCCTCCTTTCTAAAAACAGTCTTCCAGAGCGGTAGCCCTGGAATGTGTTTAACTGGACCGAACGGAGTATCCTCCGTGAATTCAGTTTCAGGAACATGGGAAAGAATTCTTTCCATGGCTTCCTGTACAGCTTTCGCCTGTGCGCCTTTGGCAACACTATGCGAAAACTCTCCCGAGGAAGTAACACTGATATGTGCTGCTCCGTCGGTTAAGGGGCCTCGGCGGATCTTTTTACAGATTCCTCCGATTCTCCTGGCTGCCAATCCGAGTTTCACTATTGTGGTCTCGCTTGGCTTAAAGTCACTCTCAAGTACAGATTTGAACTTTTCGAGTGACTTTTTCTCAGTCTCCAATCCCATATATGGCATTTGGCGGCTTGAGATTAGGCGG